TCGCCGCAATTGGGAACTTAACGGCAAGCGGATCGCCGCAGCTAAATTGCAAAAAATGGTAGGGGCATAACTAATGAGTTACAACTGCCCAAAGTGCCGCGATACAAAGCGGCACATATACACCCGCCGAACAGACGCTTTCAGTGATGAGGTGACGGTATATGAACGGTGTGAATGCGATACAAGTATGTCGGATTACGAACTTCAAGACATCAAAGGCAAGCTGAACAGCCAAGTGATTTACAACGATGAAGAACAAAACGCGGCTTTGTTAGAGAAGTTGTTTACAGGTAAATGCCAAAAGACCAAGATCAGGTTAGCGGCACAATATGGGATTTACGCTTATGAAAATTGATGGACAAGACTGGGCGATCTTTGGTTTAGTGGTCGTTATGGCGACTGTGTTTGTAATAGGTATTAGCGCAGGATGGTGGGGATGATTGAGTTCTTCACCATCCTCTTCATTGACTATGAAGCGCCAGAATATGGCATGGCTCCAATGGCAAGCGTAGTCTTTGCCACGGAAGATCATTGTTATGAAGCGATGACTGAGGGGTTAGCTGATCCTCTCTATAATCATCTTATGGGCTTATATGGTAACGATATAATGATGTTTTGCCATGTGACCGACCAAGTTTCAAAACTAATCAGACCAAGGGCAAGACCATGACCAACAAATGTATGTACTGCGAAAACGACGCGCTAATAATTCACAACAACCATGAGTTTTTTTGCGGTCAATGCTGGATGAGAAAGGAGTATGACGATGCACAATCTTACACAAGCAGATCACGCACTTTTACGTCATCTGAAGCAGGAGGAAGAACGCTGTCTGGACGCATACCTTCGCACAGGTACAAGACATCCTAACGTTCATCAAGACCTTGATAGAGCAAGAAAAGAATTAAGAGACTTTGTGAGAAGTCTAAGACAAGAAGGAAAAAAAATATGATGACTGAAGAAAGCCTCTTGGCTAATATAAACAGCATGAAAAGGGATGCTGCTTTATGCAACAAAAAGGCAGGATTTGGAGTCGTGCCATTTTCAAAATATCAGTCGGCACAAAAACACAACTTTCCAAAACATAAATTCAAACCAAAAGAAACTTGGGAAAAAATGCACGAAAGGCATAGATTAGAAATATTAGATATAATTATTGCGATGAACCAAGCGGGATACAGTCAGACAGAAGCAGCAAGAGAGTTAGAGATGTCTGCTCGTCATTTAAACAACTACGTCATCCGTAATAAAATAAACTGGTTAGTAAAAAAAAGGTAATTCGTGAGAAACAGGGGGTGAATGCAACGTCACAACGCACAAATAGTGGAGCAGTGGCACTATAGAAAAGCGATTTTTCCCTGTTTCCCAATTTAAATAGACCAGATCATAAAACGCTCTGCAAGCGTAAATTTAGTCTTTTTCAAAGTGAGGCATATCTACAAACGGAGTCCGCCCCTGATCTACTCTGAGCTTCACATAATCATTGTGCGCATCTAATAGGGTTCCATCCCAATCTAAGATGTTGTCAATATGCCAAGCGCCACCCCACTTTAGTTGCTTTAAACCAAGTTCTTTTGCTGTTTTTACGATTGCATCGCCTACATCGTCATAGAATTTTAGTTCCCAGCAAACTCTAGGCCCAAGAAACACCATAAAATCAAAGGCCTTGCCCTCAAGATGTTTGCTTTTCATGGTCTTTGACGCACCACTTTCTTTTAGTTTTCGCTGCTCTTCTATTGTCCTGAGACCACCAAGATGAGGTATGCCGAAGTCATATGGTGTTTCATGGATTGCACGACACACAAGCGCGTGAAGTTCTTCGTCGATACCTTCAATTCTATCAAGGCTCCGTTTACTTAGCTTAAAACTCATGGTTTCACTTTCATGTATTTGCTGACTGCACGATTACCAAACCAGAATGACATGATGGCAGCAAACAATCCAGCCGTAGCGTCATCCCATATCAATGACAAGGCGCGCCCCATGTCATGTCCAACATTAAGCAATGCCAACAGCGCAGTTACTTTAATGGCAACGAAAAGGCCAAAAAAACAATAAGTAATGACAGGGCGGACAGAACCTCGAAGTGCGTTAATAAAACCTCCAGCATCAATGCTATCATGCCTATACAGCCCCTCTGTTTCTTTAATGTCAGCCTCTTTATCCATTATACTTAGTTTGAGTTCAGCACGCTTAGACATTAAATCCATCTCAAGCTGCGCCCTTTCAAGCTCATGCTTGTGTTCTTGGTTGGCTCTAAAGTAATTTAACACTTCTGGCAAAAAAGAAGTTCCAAATCCTAACAAGCTACCTAAGAGCGTAATCATTTTGAAACTCCAGTCTTTTTACCGTTCATGGCTGTAAATCCAAAATACGCTGCACATAAGCCACTAACACTTACAATATAGATACTAGCAATATCTGTTATCAATCCTGCGGCAGCATCAAAACCAAAAATGGAACAAGCTAATATTACAACTGGATATAAAACCATGCCACTCAAAGCAAACCAAGTCATGTGCCGTTGACTATCGCGTTTCTTATCCTCATCAACCATTTGGCGGCGATGATCTTCTAGTTTTAACTTATCCCATTCATCTCTATTTATATTGCCATTTTTGTCTAAATCAGCTTTTTCAAACTCAGTCACAATGTTAATTCCTATCTTGCTAACCAAACAAATCCTATAAGACCGCCAGTTAAAACAATAAACAAAGCAATGCCCGCTGTCCACTCCATGATCGTCTGCTTGATTTCCATGCGTCTAAATTCGTGTTCGCGCTTCTGCTTTCTAATATCAGCCTCTATTCTTAAAAACTCCTGCCAGTGACTTGGCCCTAGAATTGCTGGATGCGATATTATTTCACGTAACTCATCGCGCATTTGTTTTGCTTTTTTGCGAGCTAAAAAAACCTCCATAGCTTGCGCTTGTACGCCGCCACCTAGCGCTTTATACCACGGAGGTTTTTCTACCATTTTCTCGGCTTGGTCGATTTCTGCCATACAGCCAGCCCACTGCTGTAACTGTTGGCCCATATCTTGTAAATCACGTCCAACTTGGACGCCCTTTTTCATAAAATTAAAAGCTGCTGTGGCACCTGCAATCGCAGTCACTGGGTCTATCATGTATCATAAAACCTCACTGGACAGATGTAATCTGGCGGCATCGTGTAGACTTTATCATACCACACATGATAGGGCCTGTCATATCCACAATCATATGCACAGACCTTATATAACCCGAAATTAAAGGCATGGCCCCAAAAAATAGCGACCAAAACGCACACTACTTTTTTAAGTTTCGGATTTCATCATATAATTGTTTTTGATCTGCTCTTACCTCTTGCAGAACTAAATTCATTGTTTCTAATTGAGTTTCTAAAACTTGTATCTTCGTCTGATTGGTAAATATCATCTTCAAAACAGCATAAAGCCCCGCCAAAACAGCGAGACAAAACGCTACTACTGGACTTATTATAGCATCAGACAATTTCATTAACCTGCATCGTCAGTTTTTTCTAGGTTTGATTTTAACATATCAAGAAATGCTTGGCGACCTACCTTTAGTTGAATAAGATTAAATTCTGTCGATGCAATCTTATTGTCTAATGAGCCTATGTGATTAATACACACTTTAGCCTCGTCAGATAGTTGACTTTCTGTGTATTCGACATTATCAATAACGACCTTTTTTTCTTCAGTCACCTTGATCTCCTTTAGTTTGCCTTAAGCGGCCCAAGGCGTTCCGCTCATAGTTGGTGGGTTTTTAAGATTATCTATACCTTTTTCTAGATTAGCTTCAGTGGCATCCTTGTCTATCTGTCCCTGTACCCAAGCAATACAGTTTGCTTCTGTGACACTATCGTAAGCTATAAAGCCACTATCTGATGGGTCAGGTATATGGCTAGTTGTGCCATACGAGCTTATGCTATGCTCACCATCTACGGCTGTGCAACGCCAGTGCAGCACCTGTATACCTTTTGAACCACTTGTAGTTTCATATTCGGTTTGATTGATGGTCCATGTGTATGTGATGGCCATTTTATGCTCCTTCTAGATTTGTCACCTTATTCTCATTACACTCCAATCAATATTTGCACCTCCAAATATTGACTGTGTTACTTGAAGATTTAAACTACTCATTGATAAAACAACTCTGCTTCCAGCCACCAAAGTTGTAAGTCTTGTAGCTGTATTGTTTATATGAAGAATAGCTGTGGTGTTATCCTCAATATTGCCTGTTCCACTCGCAAAGACAGAAATAAGAAAATTTCCTTGGTTACTAGCAAAACTATGTAAAGTCGTTGCAACACCTGTACTTGCAACAGTAGTTCTTCCATTTGCAGTAGTAAAATGACCTGCCGTTACTTTTACAAAATTAGTTGTAGCACCACCACTAGAGGTTGTGCCTATTTGCACATCACCACTGCTGTCGACTTGCATACGAGCAGTATTATCAGTAGCAAAAACCACTGGTTTTGAACCACGAGTACCAATCTCAAGAGCATTTACACCAAAACCTTCAATGCGCGCCGAATAAGCAGAACCAGACCAACCAGTAAAATTACCTGCAGTATAAATATATAGATTTTCAGAAGAACTTGTTGTACGCGTGACTTGTATTCCATTTATCCCTGCCCCATTTGAGGCTGGAGCAGCACTATTGTCACCTAGAACAGTAAGTCGTGAGGGTGGGCTGTTATCTGCAATCCCCACGTTTCCGCTGCTGTTGATGGTCATGGCTAAACTGTCAGCATTGCCACCACCGCCACCAGTTTGAAATCTTAATTCTCCTGTTCCAGCAGATGCACCATAGGACCTCAGCCGTGTAATGTTACTATTATATTCTAAAACACCTCTGTTAGTTTGATGTGCTACTATCTGATTACTTACTTTTATTGCACAATTGAAGTCAGCTTCCCCTGCTTGAGACATATCAAGAGTCAAGGCGGTTATGGTTGAGCTTCCATCTACTCCGCGAAACAAGATATCAGCATCGGCTGTTTCATTTACAAAGTAAGTATCACCATTACTTTGCATAGATATCGTGTGCTTTGATGCACCATTGTCTTTGAGCTTTACATCCCCACCGTCAGCATCAAGAATAATATCCCCTGCCACATCAAGTGTTAAATCACCAGAAGATAAGTCTATCTCTGTACCATCTATGGTGATGTTGTCTACTGATATGCCGCCATCAGCCGTTAACGTGCCAAAGGATACATTTTGTGATGCTCCTGTAACCGTAAGCGTACCACTTAGATCAGGGAGATAGATTGCCCTATCAGCAGTCGGATCAGTTGCAAAAAGAAAAGTCTCAAAACTGTCAGAGGTAGCGCCTTCAAAACCCACAAATCCGTTGCTAGTTGGAGCGCCAGTGAGGAAGATACTGTTTGAATAAAGTCTGTTCAGAGATGGATTAAAGTAAACACCGCCATCTAGCACAACAGCTTTATTACCGCTGCTTGTGGATGCGACACCAAGAATGTAATGATCTGCGTCTGTGTCGGGATCAGGATCAGTAACGTAAACTTGCGTGGCACTATCCGCATTGCCTGTTAAACTGCCAGTAACCGAGCCTGTGACGGTTACACCGCCGCTCGTCACCTCTAACTTAGTGCTTCCACCTGTTTGAAGTTTTAGACTTCCTGTTCCCGCATCATTAATTATACTGTCAGAGGCGTTATGAAATATCTCTAAGTCATTGCTATCGCCCATGAGAAGTTTTGTATTATCACCAAAGTTGAAATCTCTTGCTGCTAGAGCGTTATCTAGCTCACTGAGAGTGATCTTTTTGGTTACATTGGCACTAACGTCAGCAATGACAAAGACATCATCATCAGCCGTTTGTGCGCCTGTCTGACTATCTAGTTCCGATATTTTTTTATCAGCCATGACTTACCTCAATTCTGCCCAATAGCCTACCGTTGCAGAGCCGTTGACCTTGTAGTAATGATTGTTTGGAACAATTGCCGACACACCGTTCAAAGTGGTTCCAACCGATATATAAGTAGAGTTGTCAGCAGATAGCTGTAGCGTGACATCTGCATCCGTGTCAACGTTAACCATAATTGGTTTGCCGGTAGTGTTTTGAAAAGCTGTACTTACGGATCGACTGCTCGACATGTCTTGCCATGTTTGACTAGTTCCGACCCCTGTAGTGGAAATCAAGCTATTTACGGCAGTCTTGAAATTAGCTGGAGAAACTAAATAGTATTTTGTATCAGTACCCGTGGTAAGTTCCGACGATGTTGCGCCCTTCAATTGACCCTTCTGTGTGATAGTTGAGCTTTCGTCGCCAGTAACGATGTGGACATCCTCAAACAACTTAAATGCGGTTGCAGACTGATCCATAAGAGCAATAGTTATATTTGAGCTATTAGCTTCGTTTCGAATATACAGCTTGCCTGTATCCGTTTCGTACCAGATTTGATTTGCGTAAGTCGTTGTTGGTGCAGCCGTGCCACTGTTCGTTGAGGCCAAGGCTTGCAGTGCGTTATTCAAGTCAGCTCGAAGATCAGCAGCAGCTTGATTTGCGATGTCCATATCATGTTGTGACATTAGGTATTATACTCCACGAATGCGGTTAGTGCGCTTACCTCTGGGCTAAACCCGCTTGTGCTTGATCTGAAGAATACACGAAATCTAAAAGCGCGTCCACTAAACTGACCTGCGCGAAATTGCTTGTAGTCTGACCATGTAGGTGAGCCAGCAGGATCATCATTAGTCATGCTCACTTGATAAATAAGATTACAGTCGCCATGATTTGTCCTGCTATGAACACTATCAAAGCCTGTGTTAGTACTGTCATTCACATTGAAGCTACTTGAGTAAACTATCCCTGTTGGCAGATCATCAAACAATTGCGGCAAAGCATCGACAAAACCATTAGTTAAGTCTTTACGTTCTAGCGTTGCATCAATCCGCACATTCACAAGTCTTACCGTGCTATCATGCGTTTGAATATAGTTACTAAAATCATAGCGATTTGTCAGGCCAGTATTTCCGTCCGTTATATAGATTTTATTACTCGCAACGGTCAATCCAACTTTTGTTCCACTAAATGCAGTATGTTCTGCTTGTGTGAGAGATTGAGAATAGGAAGTTATATCAGCCGTAGGAACGACCACCGAAGCAAAATCTGCTGAAGGCTTACCACCCTTGCTATACGCTTTTATCATATAAGTGCCAGCCCGTGCAGGAACGTTTACAGAATTTGCAGGTCGCGGCACTTTCTCCACAGCCGTAGTCGCATCGCTGTAACGCGCAGTTGGCTCATCTGAACTTACAGTCGTAGAGGTTGAATGTCTAATCTCATAATAGCTAAGATTTGGATCAGTTAAGGGTTGCCATTCCAAATGCGTAGACGTGCCGTTGACCTCATAGTTGAAGGCTTGGACATCTCCTGCTAAACGTCTGGATTTTGCGATTTTGATTGTCATCGTGTCACAAATGGTCCTTTAGTTCCATGCGCGTTTATAGCTCTCGCTCTTACAGTATACTCACCCTCTTCAATATCCTTAAATTCAAACAATCCTAGCTGACCTTTATTTACTGCAACAAATTCTTCTTGATATGGTTGAACAATTACATATTGATTGTATTTAATTCGATCACCCACCATAACGGGGATTAACGTGTTGTCGATATAATTTGTCTGTGCCGTTGTAAGCTCTTGCCCTGTCGCTCGTTTTAACAGTGCAATCACATCGTCAATTGCAATATTTTCAGTACCAGCATCAGCTACATTTCCTAGAAATTGTTGTGAAGGGTCTGTCTGAAGTAACACGGTTTCATTGTTACTGGCTGTTCCTGCAATAATTCTAAGCAAGGAAATTATTATTGCTATAAAATTTACATCTCCCTCACCTTTTGTCGTTCTCAATAACTGGACTTCCACCGTGTCAATTTGTGCAGGATGTGGCGAAGAAACTGTCACAAATAATGTTGTAGATATCTTTTCATTGTACTGGACTTCTGCAACCTCATGGGTAATTCCAATGTCAGGTACAGAGAATGGCGAAACTAAAGTTGTATTATTGCTTTCAAAGGATGTTTCGTCGATTACTTCGTTCCATGAAAAGACGCCTTCGCTGATTTCTTGTAAACTCATATTGACTTGCAGCGTCATGTCCGACGCCAAGCCAAAGCTCCATTCGACTACCTCAAAGTTCTTAGCGTTAAAACCTAACCTGTCATAAGTAATCGTAACCAAATCACCAACAGTAAGGTTTAAGCAGCGCATTCCAAAAGAACCAGAAATCTGTAGCTGTTCCCTGTTTCTATAAAGCGCTAATTTTGCAATCCTTTGGGCCGTTGCACTAGAGGCGACAAACGGCAATTGCATTTCAAGTATGCTTTCTTCATTGTTATCTACGTTGAGAAATACGGAGCTTGAAAAACTAGGAAAGTTAGCAAGTTGCCAGTTAGTCTCTGCGCCACGATGCAAACCGATAATTTTGTTAAAACCGTCCTTTCTACTATTACGTGTACTTATCGAAAGACCAGAACGAAAATCATCTTCAGTCAATGCTAGAACTGGCGTTGTATATTTAGCAGCTTTGCACTGCCATTTTCCTTGGCTGTACCATACCATGCCGCCCATAGTGTCTACTATGCTACCAATAACTTTCTGTGGATCAACGTCTGTTGTAAAAGAGCCGTTGCAGGTGTAACGCTTTTCTGTGCCACCTGCTGCAAGAGTAACATCCTCATCACAAATATTTGCAGCCGCAGAAAATAATGTGTCGTCAATTTCATCAGCGTCAGCAATCCCCGACGAAATTAAGTAATCACGCAGAACAAGAGCGGAATTTTTCCCAATATCTACGCCACTATCATTTGTAAATGCTCTGGGATCAGTTACTTGATCTGTTCCATCTGCGCTCGTACCGCCTCTGCTTGCTGTAAATACAGTTCCTACGTCATTGTTTGCTGCGCCAAACGCAGTAAAGTCAGAAGCACCAGTATGAGTTTTTATTTCGTATGTCTCTCCTGATACTATCGCACTTGCATTAATGTCTGTTCTAGGATCGTGAACTTTCTTTCCCTTGATCACAGCAGTAATATTTGGTGCACCGTTTGGATAAGCGTCTTGGTCAAACTCAAAAGTACAATGCAAATATGCTATGCCTGACGCAGTATGACTTTCATTCCAAGTTGTACTTCCATTTATTGGACTAAACGCTTGGTCATCTGTTCCTAGCTTTTCTAAGATTGTACAAGCACTATTAAATCTTGATACTGTT